AGACTTTAAACATCCTTTCTATATATATTTATATATATTATACTAAATTTAATTTTTTTTATATAATTTTTTACATTAGAATTTATTAAGAAATTCTTAATCTTATTATTTAACTATTTTATTATTTAATATATATTAAAGATAAAAAAATAATATATAGATTTAGATATACAATTTATTTATCTTTTCAAATATAATCTATAAAATAATAGTTCCGTTACGTATTTTTTTATATAATAAAACTGACTGTAATTTAACTGGCAAAGTCTAGAAGAATAGGCTTTATCAATTAAATTACAGTCAGCTATTTTATAATAATTTAGTTTAGATATCGTTAGCATTTCACATTTATAACAATTATTAATGATATTAATATATTTATTATTCCTTATTAAAATAATATCTTTTCTATTTTTATATGATTAATAATTGAAATTTCAATACTTTGAAATCAAGTTTTAATATTTATGTCAGTTAAATGTCAGCAAAATATTTTATCCACAATTTTTACATAAGTTTTCCACAACTTATCCCCAATATTATCCACAAAAAAAGGTAGCACTTATATTATTAGCTACCTTTTATTTATTAATCTTCATCTTTCCAGCTTTTTATCCAATTTCCTATTTCTATTATTTTTTCTTCAGTTATTTCTTCTCCATCGTGTAATTTTGAAATTAATTCTGATAAAGGATTGTTATGTAAACCTCCAAAAATTCTTTTTCCCTCTATTTTGAGATATTCTCTCTCTTTTATTAATACTCTATAGTGTACATGCTTCCCAATTCTCTGTGATATTAAAAAACCTTTTTTAGTTAGTCTTGCTAAAAGTGTAATTGTAGTTGTATGCTTCCAACCATATGTTTTTTCTATTTCATCTGCAACATCTTTTGATATTACAGTTTTATAACCAGTATTCCATATGTATTTCATAATTTTTAATTCTGTATCTGGTAATTTTTTATTTAGCATAATATATTCCTTCTTTCAATTTATGTCACTTCTTCAAATTTATCTAGCTTAAATTAATAATAGGAGCTTTTTAGAACAAAAACTATAGTTAATTTTTACCAAGTATTCTACATGTTTAGTCTGTTTTTCAAGTGTAAAATTACGTTCATACCTATAAATTTATTCAATTTTCAAACAATCTTGTTGAATAATAACTAATTCTATTGTATTATTTTAGTTATAGAATAAAACTAAATCGGCAAAACTAGAGAAATTTAGTGACGCAAAGCTATAGGGACTAAGACTTATATAAATATCTTATGAGTTATGTCAGCCAGTTGCCAAAGAGATATTGTTCTTTTTGTTTTTATGAAAGTTTTTTAGGGGGATAATAATTTATATGTTTGGAAATAAAATGGACAAATGTACACATGTATTGACTGCTTATATTAGCAGTTCATATGATTATTGTAATTTTTTAGATACACAGTTAGATGATTTTATACTAGAGTACGGAGAAAATGTAGTAGAATCTTGTTTCCACCAAGTGATGGTATTGGTAAGTAAGTATAATTAGATAGACATTGATTTTATCTACACTTAAATGCTATTATGTTAAAAAATAATTAAAATATATTTCTAGTATTCACAGTTTTATTTTTTCTTAAAATGCGTTATAATAAAGATGTAAATTCGTATTAAAAACAAAAAAAGAAACTACAATCTATTGCTCTAGAGCGAAGTTTCAAATTCAAAATAATTTAAGTAATGATTTATTCATTGAAATCGTCTTGATTGCAGTCAGGACGATTTCTTAGTTTATGTAAAGATTCTTTTAATCTACTTATAGAATCCTATACTCTTATTGTACTTTTATTACGAAAAAGTTCTTTCACATGCTCATTCATATATCTACGCAAAAGATAAAAAAATTATATAATCTAAGTAGAAATAATATCTTCATGTATATTAATGTAAAATTTTATTTTTATTTGTATCATAAATGTACTCAAATCATATATATATATTAGGATATTGAATTTATCCTAATACAAATATATAGGAGTGGTAAAGGGTGGATAACACAAAAAATTTAGAATATTATAGAAATAATTTAGAAGCATATTCTGGTGATTTAATGAAATTAGTAATTGGATTAACACAAGAAGAGTATGTAAATACAAATGCAAGAGATTATTTAACACCTTGCAAAATATGGAGAATAATAAAATATTTTCTAGTTGGCGAAAGTTATGATTTATCTGACACAAAAATTAAATTAGATTTTCAAGAAAATTTAAATTTTAATTTAGATAATGGAATATTAAATGAACTTTGTGAAGAATTAGAAGAGATAATAGATTCTAATTATGTACAAAATTGTAAACTTAGAGAAGCATTAAAAAGAGCTTTTAAACTATGTAAGTGTTTAGCTGAAGCTATAAAACAAATAAACTGTAATGATAAATGTGAATTTTTAGTAGGAAAATTATTTTGCTTATTAGTGCAAATTATACTTTTAATAATAGCTATTATAGCTAAAATAATTATACTATTAATATTCTGTAGTGATTGCATTTCATGCAATGATAAAAAAGACGTAAAATCTTCTTTCTGTGATTGTCTAATTTGTGATTTAGAAAAAGAACTAGATCAAATAGAAGAATTAATTGATGAACTAATTAAATTAGCTATTTCATTTATAAAATGTGGTTCAAAAAAATGCAAATATGATGAACATCATGAGTGCGACTGCAAACATGAGGAACACCATAAATGTGGCTGTAAATATCATGAATGTGACTATTGCAATACTGATTGTGAAAAAAAACATTATACAAACAACTGTGAAGACAGTTTACAAGAATATTTTGATAAGTATAAAAAACAAGATTGTACAAAAAAATGTAATAAAAACTACTAAAAATCTTATTTTTATAAAAAACAAAAAAGCTTTCAAGAACTCTGTTAAGTATAGTATCTTATTTTAACTTAAGATATTTGGATAGCTAAATATATAGAATAATATAAACAATATAAATTTTAGCTATTTGACATATTTTATAATAAGATACAAATTATCATACAGAAGAAGTTATCTCAATGGATTTAAAAATCTAAAAGAGATAACTTCTTTTGCATAAGTAAAAATCTATCTTATGGTATATCTTAGGCATATTTCTCTCATTATTTATACTAACACTTCTATTTGGAAAATACCTATATCTAGTTTATTATATACCTACACATTAATAAGGTAACAACTATTTTTAGTTGCTACCTTCCTAATCATCAATTCTTAAATTTTGATATCCTAAAACTTTTAACTTGAGATTTAAATAACTGTTCAATCTCGTCAACTATATTCTGTATCTTATTTTCATATTTCAAATCATAATATATATTTATCTCACCTATGCTATTTATACTTATAGAATAGTCTTTTCTTTCTATTATACATATGCTTCCACAATCTGATAAATCATTCTTATATGTTGATTTTAATTGTCTTTTTATCTTAAGAAAATCTATTGTTGGATAAATATTATTTGGATAAAAACTCTTATCATGTATTAACATCTTATCCACCCCTTTATCATTCTATTTATTAAATTTTATACCTTAATCAAAATCATATTAAACATATTTTTCCATACCTTCATAATTATTTTGGTAATTACTTCTAATCTATCTATCAATAAAATCTAATGCTTTGTAAAGTGTTTCAAACCTATCATTACCTTTTATCATAGTATAATTTTCTTTAGTTATAGAACTTATCTTCTCACATGCTCCACCTCCTACAACATATAAATTTTCCGTCTGACCTGGTACGTAATCTTTTATATCACAAACTAAAACTTTGCTTGGACTATAGCCCCAACTAAGCACATTCGCAAGTATCTTATCAACTTCACCATCATAAATTATTGTATGTTTGTACATGTTTTTTCCCTCGCCATTCTCTTTATTATCTATTTTTTTATTTAAAATACCTTCTGCTATTAATTTAGCGACTATGTCTTTATGTCTGATATAATAGTCTGTATCTACTTTACTGTCTACGAAGCATACCTCAATCAATATTGCTGGTGCTTTTGTATGACTAAGCCAGTAAAGCCCTCTTACGTCCGATTTTGCACCTCTATTTTTAAATATTGTTGCTAGTTTTTTGTTTACTCTTTCAGCATATACCTTACCTTTGTTAGTTTTATATATTGTCTCTGTACCCATAGGATTTAGGGTTGTTTTATTGGCATTAAAGTGGATTTGTACTGCTAGGTCTACATTCTGTTTATTGGCAATTTCACATTGTTCTGCTAAATAGTTATTAGATTTATCTACTTTTCCAGTATATACAGTAGCTCCACCTTGTTTCAACCATTTTACTATTAAATCAGTTAAAATTCTATTTTCTTTTCCTTCGTCTATATATCCAGTTGCTCCAGTTCCTTTTCCTGTTAAAGTATGCCCTGGTACTATTGCTATTTTCATTGTTTATTTTCCTCCTTTAGTTGTTTGTAAGTTTGATTTATACCTATTGATATTCCCCAACAAATTACACCTTGCAGTACTGCGTTAGGACTAAACCCTAGCATCCAAATAGAAAATCCGATTCCCAACACAAGTAATATAATTGGAATGTATTTATTGTCTAATTGTTTATATTTTTTGCAACCTTTACCTATAATAGAGAGAGCAGCTACTAAAATTAGCAACTGCTCTGGTATAAAACTTATTAAATTATCCATCTTTTATCCTCCTAATTAAAATATTCCTCTTTGAATAGCAAATATAAAGAATCCTATCAATGTTGTAATCATTGTTCCAATCAACCACTTTAACATACTTGTAAGTGAATTTAAGTTCTCACACAATGCCTTTAACTCTGCTTTAGATTCTATATTTGCTATCTTTAATTCGTCTATTTCTTCTCCATGTTTATTTATTCTTGTTTCATGTCTTTTTAAATCTGCTTCGAAAAGTTCTTCATTCATGTAAGCCTCCTTATTTTTAAATGAAAAAAGACTATGCTATATAGTCCTCTCCTACAATTTCTTTATATTCACTTGCTGTTATCTTATTCTTTTCTACTGCTGTTTTAACTTGCTCTTTAGTCCAGTTATTATTCTTATAAAAATCTGTTATTATCTTATACCAATTCATTTATATCACCACATTTGACATTAATTGAAATGTTAAGTCTGCTATTGTTTGTTCTGTAGAATTTACTTTATCTTCTAGACTGCTTTTAATATCTGTATATCTATAGAAAACCTCTTTAGTATCTATATTTATAAATAGCTTTGCTTCTTTATTCTCTACATACTTTTGAGTTGGTAAACTCTCTATCAAAATACCTTGTTTTAAATCTTCATCTGATAGCAAAGTTGGTTTATAGTGTATCATTCCAACATATTTTATATTTTGTTCTTCTGTGTCCATTAAATTTCCTAAATAAATCATTAAAGTTCCTCTCCTTTTTCATCTGAATAAACCTTTTTTGATAATATATTTCTGTAAATGCCACCACCAATAAAAAAAATTATATTGTTTATTATAAGCATACCTTTTTGAGGATTTGTGTTAATGAGCGTTTGATAGCTATTAACTTCTTTAAGAGTATTTAAATTTATTTTTTTAAATGGGCTACTAGAAAGTGAATTTAATGTATATACATATCCATTACATATTTCAAAATTTTCATATCTATTTGACTCATCATAAATAATCAAATTTAAATTTGCATCATATTTTGCTAATCCACTTTTTTTACCACTCTCAACTTCTATGCTTCTGCTACTATCAGATACAAAAACAAAATCATTTAAAAACTTAATATTTTTTTCGTATAAATATCCTCCAATTCTAAAACTTTTCGCAACACTAAAATCAAAATTTATTTTAGTTAGGTAACATTCTGTAAGACCACTTGAATTTGAGTGTTCTGTTGTAGCATAAATACCATTATTGTTACATACAAATTTGCCTCTTTCAAAGTCATAAATTCTATCAGAGGACATATCTTTAGTTAGCATTATATACATATCAGATATTCTAATTTTATGAAGTGTAGAAGAAGTCTCATCTCCATATATCCCATATACATAATCTCCATAGCTGCATAATTTATAATAAGCACCCTCTATTGACTGTACTTCACTTCCTGTCGACTTATTTATCTTATATAATTTAGTATTGTCAGATATAAACAAATAATCTTGAGTAATGCAAATACATGAGAAATTATTACTAGACAAAGTAATATCAAAAATTACAGATTCATCATTTGTATTAATCTTAATTAAATGTGTCCCTTTAATTACATAAAAAAAAGGTGCTTCATATTCTAAAATTGGATTTCCTCCATATTTTTCAATATATTCTATATTTCCATTTGTAACTAAAAATGAACTACTTGAAAGTATTGCTTCTCTTAAATCTAACCTACCTTCTTTTTTATCAATTTTATTCTTTATTTCTTCCCACGTATCACTTGTAGTAACATCTGCACCTTTGGAGTTTAATGCTGTTACTACATTACTTTTAGCATTAACTCCATTTTGAAAAACCTCTTTCAATGCTCCTTCTACATTATCACTTGTAAAGTTATTTTCTGTATCTTCTATAGTTACATTCTTTGCTTCTAATACAAGATTTCTAACTTTATTAACTAACTCTTTAAAAGTCATTTAGTCACCTTCTTTCAATAAAAAAGAACCCTCTATATAGTTGGTTCTGCTTCTTCGACTACTCCACTTTCTCTAATTATATAATCCTCTACTGCTTTTCTGTATTCTGCATTAGTTACATCATCCAGTTCAAATTCTCGATTTTTTAAAGGGTTTAAGCCTCCGTTTAATATTCTCTCTGCTAATATTCTTACCACAACATTATTTATATTCATTATAAAATTCCTCCTACTTTCTCATTTTCATTTAATAAAATTTGATTTTCTAACTCTTGTATTCTTTTTTCTTCCTCCGAGATAAATACTGGTATTTCTTCTAAAATTGGTTCTTTTGTTTCTATATTTATACCTATAATTCTATTTCTTGTATAGTCTATACTTCCATACTCAACATCAATATAATGTAATTCTGTTATTGTATCATGTTCTAGTATATCTCCTGTTGCTTCTCCTGTCTGCAAGAGTATTTTACCTGTTTGGTCACATATAATTCTATTTGCTCTATTCATTTTATCACATCATTTATTTAAATTTTATAGCGCACCATTCACGATGAGTATAATCACCAATAGCACTATCAGGAAGATAAACACCATTTTTATTAACATAAGCATCACGTTCATTAATTTTAACAACATTACATCCAGCGCCTTTATATTTAGTATCACCAGACATAAAACCAAAAAGAGAATCAATAGAAAAATCTTCATCAAATACACCGACAAAAGAAATAACGATATTTACATAATAATAAGATTGAGCTTTAAATCTCTTAGTGGCAACAAAAATATTAGGAACAAAATTTAATCCATTAACTTTAATCCAACTATTCCATGTTCTATATTTATATGAACCTTCAACGCCATAAAGACTAATTGTGCCTTGAGTATCTGTTAAAACTGTAGTAGTTCCACTCGCAACTTTATATTTTGTATTTAATTGACTTATAGTATTATTAGCTTGTGTTAACTGATTTATCAAATCTTGCACACTAGCGTCTGAACTATCAAAAGAAGTTTTAATCTTCTCTGATAACTCGACTAATGTATTATTTAAACTTGCTTCTATATTCTTTAATGCTAAAGTGTTTATAATACTCGTTTTACCACTTTTGAAACTTTCTCCAATCTCTGCTAACTTAGTTGATATATCTTGTAAATTAGCATCAGCTGGTAGTGGCATTATACTCTTACTTATAGTAACAACTTGCTCATAAGTCATGTTATTAATATCTGTAACAACTATTTTAAGTGTATGAAGTGCATTATCTTCAAGTGTATAGTTAATAGTTTTTTCTAAGTATAAATCTGTAGTAAAAGTTTCTTTTAATACATCATCTATAAACCATTCAATTTTAGATAGTTTATTTTCTTCTGTATGTCCTGCTGTAAAAACAGCCTGTTCTGATGTATAAGAACTAATAACGAGAAAAGCTAATCCTTGTAATAATGTTATTTTAGCTTTTCCATTTTCTTCTGCAATGCCTCCACCAACAGTCATAGAAGTATTTTCTAGCCAATATTCTTTGGTTGGTATATATCCAGATGGTTTATAACTATTTTCTGTTAAAACATAGCCACTTCCACCACCTGCATTATAACCACTCCCACCTCCATACCATCCGCCACCTCCACCTCCATAATTTTCTCCTGAACTAGCTGATACAGCACTTCCACCTTTTGTTTCAAAATTATTTCTACCACCTCCACCTGCGACAATAATACGAGAAAGTAAACCTTGTTCATTATCCCAAGAACCACCAATAAGTCTTATATCTGTTGCTCCACCACCATTACAATACAGTGTTCCTCCACCAGAAATTCCTTCATGCATCATTGCTTTTCCTCCACCATTGAATGTAGAGCCATAACTTGAACCTTTCGAACCAGTGTAAACATACAATGTTGTTTCTTTTCTTAAAGTTAATTCTCCTTTCGAATATCCTCCTTTTGAACGTAAGTTAAAGTCATCTATTCTAATGCCTCCACCACCAGCTGCTCCCCAACATTCAAGTAAATACTTTCCTGATGGCAAAATAACTTTTTGTTCTCCATTTTTATAGTTAAAGTCATAAATCTTAGCCATTTCAATATTCTCCTTTCTATATAGGTAACATATTATTCACATTTGTTGTAATACTAGATAAACCACCATTTACTTTTTCTTCTATATTAACCAATCTATCTTCGATTTTCTTAGATGAATAAGTAGTCATTTCAGACACTCTGTTATCATCCACAGTCGCATTAATTAAACTTGTCTGAGCATTTCCATTTATCAAATATACGAATGTTCTATTATTTTCAGTACTTCTGACAATTACATTATTATCTTTTACCGTCGCATCAGGGACAAGTGTATCTCCATTTTCATTGTATGTTGATATTACTATTCTTTTGGTTAAAAGTGGATTTTCTATAGTTACTTCATACATATTAGTTTCATTATTTAAAACCCAATCAGCCATCTCTATGATGTGCGTATGAGATACATTCACACCACCTGCGATGATAGTATCAATTTTAATATTCTGTTTCTCATTTTCTGTGTCAATTCTAGTGTTTAACTCTGTTTTAGTTGTATCAATTTTATTATTTAAATATTTATCATTGTCTAACAATTTTTGTTGTCGATTATTAAACTCATTCGCATGAGCTGGTGTAGTTATTAAATATTCTTCTATTTCATTACTAAAATTTAATTCATTAGGCATTTATTCACCTCCTAGAACTCGTCATCTATCTGAAAAACCATTTCCATATCACTGTCTTTATACTTATTTCCAAAAGTTTTTATTGCTATTAAGTCACCATCCGAATCTATTAAACCTATTTCATTTATGTTTTTTCCTTCTGCTTCATTTTTTAATAAAGTTGTTGAATATCTGCAAGTAGTTGAAATTGGATATACATAATTTTCTATATCTTTTCTAAACACCTCGTTTTTTAATGCTGTATCGCTTGAAAGTGGAGCTATTATAGTTCCATCATTCCCAACCCCTCCATCTCCAAACACCATACTAACTATAGTAGGCAATGTTATATCACCTGCTCTAGCTTTACACATTTTTTGTCTTGCAATGTCTGTTGTTACTGCATTTGCCATCTTATAACACTTCCTCTCTTAATTCTGCATTAAGTAGCTTATTTCCATTCAGTACTTCTATTCCATCTAAATAATATAAATTCTTTTTAATGATTACTTTAAGATTTGTAAATACTTCACTTTCTTTTACAAATAACTTATTTTTCATGTTTAAGCTTACCGGCTCATGATAAAGTATATAAGCACTTAAATTTTTACTACCATTTAATAACCACATGCCATCTAAGAAATTGCTTATATTTCCTCTAAAATCTATAAATATTCGATTAATCATCTTTACCTCAAATTTTTCTATATCTGTAAATTTGAGTGCAAAAGAAGGCATCCAATGAAGATGACTTGGTTTAGTTTTATTTGTTATATATTTAAAATCTTCATAATTAACAACATCATCTACATTAGCAGTTACTTTAAAAGTGTATGCAGCTATATCTTCTTGTATATAGACATCTGTGCCAGTATAACTCTTTATTATAGTTGCTAATCGGCTTGGATTAACAATGTATTTCATTTGGAGTTTAGCAATAACTTTTCTTCTTCTAGATTCTATATCTTCATCTATATTAGTAGATAAACCTACCCTATTTTCCCAAAATTCAAGTCCCCATGTTGCACTCTGAGGGAATAATTGTAATTCTATTTCTTTATTTAATAATTCTAGATTATCAAATTCGCTTCCTATAGCCTCATATATAGAGCTCATAACTAAAGATTGTTCATAGATAGGAGATAATGTTAGAAGCATTTCTCTACCCTTTTTAGAAGTTATCACGCTATCACCTCATTGATTATCTCACCTATTCCAACAACTTGGTCATTTAAAATAATATTTGTTGTTCCATCATTTATTGTCAAGCTAGAAAAATCTTGTATTCCTTCATCTGCAAGCATCATAGAACCTGTTAGTGAATAAATTGCATTATAAGAAACAGTACCTCCAATATCTATTTTATCGAGGTATTTGTCTATTTTATTTTTTAAGATATTTAGCACAGTTTCTTGACTAAATCCATTTAAAAACACAAAACTAGCTTTTACATTAATTAATAATGTTTGTGGAGTGGCTATAGTTACAATAGCGCCTATAGGAGCCTTTCCATCTCGATTTTGACCATCTTCCACATTTGGATATATATATTCTTGAACCTTATTTATTAATTCCTGTGTTGCTGCTTTTCTATTTTTATCTAATATTAATCCTTTCACTGTACCTGTTCCAGCCCATTCGGGAACTACATAAGCATATCCAACTCCATCAACTTCTTTAGCCCATCTTATATAATCCGAACTAGCTCCACTTAATTTGTCCTCTTGCTCTGCCACAAGGACTCTTTCTCTAAAATGTTCTTCATCTTCTATATCTGTTCCACCTTTGAAATCTTCTTTATTAGTAACTGATTTAATACCATTAATAGAACCTAGTAAAACGGATATACTACCTTTAGACACATTCCCTGTAATTCCTGCAACTCTACACTCTGCTTTAATATCTACTGTTTCATTTTCTCCTATAGTTTTAGTTTCAAGAAGCTCAAATTCTATGCTCTGTTTTTCATCAGTTGCAACAGTAGTTAATATAGTTCCTTTTTTAATTATAGTACCTTGTACACCTGTAAATGTAATCATACCAACCGATTTAGTTGGTTGATTCTTAAATACACCTTTACATTCACCAAGCCACTCTAAGTAAGTTCCATAACTAGTTTGAGGAAATGCTATCTTTAAATTATTTTGTAGCCCTAGTTGTTTTAACTGTGTGATTTCTTCTGCTGTAGGTCTTGTTGCATCATAGATAAAGTCACCCTCCAAAGTACTCACATCTTGAAAATTACTTAACATCCTTTCATGTACAGAGTCCTCATCTTCTGTTAAAAAAATTGGTATAGGTAGCTCTCTTTCCATATAATCACCTACCTTTTATGTTCCCATCTATGGTTATGTTTTCATCATCTATTGTTAGTACATCAAATTCATACTCTACTAACCTGCTATTCTCCAACCAGTTAAAATTAAATTCTCCTACTTCTTTTGTGTAAGGATGCACTAAAATAGTTTCTTTTATTAATCTAGTTATTTCAAGCTCTTTTGCATTTTGAGATAAGTTACTAGCAATTAAGTCTTTTATTTCGCTTCCATATACACTAGAATAAGCTGACCTTTTGTACCTAGGTGTTAATATAGCCTTTTGACACCATTGTTTGTATGCTTGAACTTTATCGCATTTTTTTAATGTTCCATCTGCATTTTTAACAAATTCACCTTTTTCAAAATCAAATAAAAAAGACCCTTTTAGGTCCAGTTCATTCTCATTATTATTTTTTAATTCTACAGTTTCAAAAGTTTCATTTTGAGGAAATAGGTTTGGCATTTACAACCCTCCCAATTACTACAAATTCAGCTCCCATAACGGCTACTAACACCTTATCGCCTATAGTCAAGGGTTTTAATTCTTTTGGAGTTTCTATTTTATGTTTATGTCTATATTCTCCACTTGAAACTTCATCTGAAAAAGTAAAATAATCCTCTTTTAATGTTAAATTCTCTAATACTAGATAATCCTGCATCTCATCTTTATAACCATTAATCTTAAGCCCATTTGCTGTTATTTCTGCAAGTTCGCATCCTATTCCAAAAACTCCATCATTAACACTTTTATTCATTTTTTCTTTCAATATTCTAGCAACTCCATTAAATCTAGCATCAGTCATTTGTATAAAACTTCCTCCTTATATAATCTAGTGTACCAACATTTAATTTCATTTTCGGTTTAGAATCTAGTGTATGAGTGACATCTATAACATAATACTCTTTTCCTTTCAAAGATACCTTATCACCTGCTCTTATTCTGTTTATGCCTACTACGCAATCAACACTTATTGTTTCTTCACCTGAATTAAACATTGCTTCTGCTGCTTTCTTAGCTTCTTTTGCATTTTTTATCTTTTCATCCTGCTTAATCTTTTGTAGAGTTCCAAACTTATCAGCATCTTTTTTATATGTCCCAATTATAGGTGCTTTTGTATTTTCATCTTTACTCTTACCTAAAACTTTTACACTTGTTACTGCATCATTAAAACTACTTGTAAAGTTTGCATCTTCTAATATACTATCTAATTTATATACATTTGCATTAGTACCAAGTTTAAATAATTTCAACTTATTATCCATCCTTACTCTAAATAAGTCTCCACCCTTACTTGCTGTTTCTTTTAGGTCTTTTTTAATCATATCTAGTATATTAGTCTTATGTATTACTTTAGCAAGTTTCTTCCCTGTGTTAGCTAAATTGTAGTAAGGTATATTCCATTGTTTGCAGTAGTATTCAATTCTCTGTGTTGCTGTATTTTCTTTAAACAAGTATTGTTCTTCACTTTCTTCCATGTAAACTGTTCTTTCTCTGCAAGACAATGTCAGTTTTTTACTCTTTTCACTCCTCCTAGCTTCCCATACTACTCCATCAAAGATAGTTTCCTCTTTTTTACTCTCATATGCTATATCAATCAGAACTATTTTATCACCTTTTTTAATTCCTATATCTTGAAGTTGTTTAGGTTCTATTAAAGATACATCCATTTTGTATGCAACTCCGTCTATAGCTTCACTTAATGTTATTCCCTCGTTAAAATTTGCAATATCATATTTTCCATTTAATATTATTTTCATTTAGAAGGTATCACCAACTTTTGCCCCTTTTTTATTACATTTGGATTTTTACCAATAACTTTTTTATTTTCGGGTATATTGTAAATCTCTGGCCACCTTGAACCCTTACCTAAAAGATTTTTTGCTATCTTATATAATGTATCACTTGCTTTAACAGTATATATTTTAGTAGTGGTTTTATTGTTAGGTCTATTGTCCTTTAAATCTGTTTTAGTACTACTCTTAGTCTCTTTTTTCAATGTCTCTATCTTTAGTTCTCTATAAGTTCTAAATGTTATCTCAATGTCTCTATCTTCTTCTCTTCCTGCTGTTTGGGTATTGCTAAAACTAGATATTGTAACTAATCCATTGTAACTAAAACCAGTTACTATTAATCGTAATGGTTCAGCTTGGTCTACCCACTTTTCAAGCATTGCAACTACTTCAATTGGATTTTTTAACTCACTGTATCTGCAATAAGAAGCGTCATATAAGTTAGGTAAAAATGTCTTAAATGATATTTCTCTTATCTTCTCCCCTTCTTTTTTAATGTCAAATTCACCTAGGTTTACTATATCTACAGTTTCAAATCTTTTTTCTTTTTTTATAGATAGAGAATCTTGTGGATTTACTGGAAAATGGAAATCTATTTTTTCTTTTTCATTTTTTAGATAAATGTCTATTACCAAGTTATCACTTCCTTTCTAAAATGTTTTTTAACATTACACCGCAGTTTTCTTACCATATGTTCACTTCCTTTGATTTTGTGTATAAAAAAACACCTACTTTTTAAGTAAGTGCTTTCCTTTATTTTATTTAAACAATGAAATTTAAGTAAAAAAATATCTACTTATTTATAGATATTTTATGAGTTAATAGTTCTATAATTAAGTTTTTATCATTATTTATAAAAATTTTCTTTTCACGTTTTTTATAAACAACGTTTTTATTTATAATTTTTTGTGGTATAATAAAAGCAAGAAGAACTACAATCTATTTGGTGTAGAGTGGAGTTCTATAACTGAAAGTTATTTGAATTTATGGAATTTGATTTTAAAATCAAATTCCCAACCACTCTTAGTGCCCGCTTTGAGTGGTTTTTTACGTTTTCTAAATAACTTACTTATTAAGTAAACTATATAGCTAGCTAAAATACTTGCTAGTACACCTTGTAAAAAATTATCCATACATATTCACCTCCCCTCTATACGTTGGGAGGATAATCTTTTGTATGAACTCCACTCTATAAATTGTAGATTACATCTTCTTGCTAAAAATATTATAACATATAATTCTTACATATTTTACCTACTTATTACTTTTTACATTATAATTACCTTCTTTCAATAAAAAATACCTACCTAAGTAAGTGTTTTTAATATATTATCTAAAATATTTTCATTTTCTTGTTGCTCTCTAAGAATTTCTCTTAATATCTTTACATATTCTTGAAACTTTTCTCCGCTATTTTGTTTTAGTTCATATAACGCATTAGCAAACTTCACAAAGTATTCTACATCTTCATCAGTTTTTAAATTATATTCATTAAGTAAATTTTCACTCATTGTATTAATCCCCCTCAAAACTAAAATAAACTAAAATAAATTATTTAATACAATAGAATTTACTCAATCTTATATACAACATGGAAATTCTTCTTTTCTCCTTGTATCTTTGTAGGTCTATTATTTTCCTCTATCCAATTTCTCACTTTATCTATTACACTCTTTGTATACTTATTTACAGTGCCAGTCCAAGAACCATTAGTCTCCCAAACTCCTTTTACTTCATTTTCTTCTAATTTTATCTTTTTAATAATCTCACAAACAGCCATCTGAGCTGGTTTATTACTTTTAGAATATATTTTCAATTTAGACGCTATTTGTTTTGTGTCAAAATAATGCTCTTCTTCATCTATCTCTATTGGTAAATCAATGCCTGCTTTCTTATATAATGTCTTTGCTGTAAGTAACTTAGATTTATTGTCAAATCCTGCATCATCTAATAGTTCTTTTAACATAGATGTGCTATTATAAGCCAGTTGTAACTTTTCAATTTCGCTTGCTTTTTCTCTCAACTTATCTGGGTCAGCATTGTTAGTTATGTATGCACCAGTTTGTCGAATGGCTGGAAGTACTTCATCGCTTATCCAATCTTGAAACTTCTCTGCTTCTTCTTTCTGAGATTTAAATATTAACTTGTATACTCCACTCTCTGTTAAGAACTTTTCACCTGCATTATTCAGTTTTCGGATGTCCTTATCTAGGACAGCTGAATTTTTTAATAATATAGCTTGGGTATCATTCATTTTAGATAAGTGATTTCTTATTGCACTATCACTTAGCTCTAAACATCTTCCACAATCATATGGATTAAATAAAACTTGCCCATTATATTCAAATATTTCAATCTCTTTTCCTTCAAAATTCATTAATTCATTCATAGTAAATTCCTCCTTAAATTTGATTGTAAGAAGTACCTTACTATGATAGAATATATTTCATAGAAGGTAACTTCTGGTGTTTAAATAGAGTGTTCAAACTTGGTCGGGCGAACACTCTATTTTTGTTATTTTTTTAGGTCATCATATATTTTGTCTATACCTTTTCTTATTATTTCAGAACGATTACTATCTAATAAATTCACACATTCATCTAACTTATCAATAGTATCTTTGTCAGCTCTTACTCTAATCATAGTATCTTTTACACTTTCTGTTGGACGACCCATCTTTTTTTGTGGCATTTATTTCACCTCACTTTCGTTGCTACAAATATATTATAATTTATGTGGCAACAAAAGTCAATTACTTATACCAATTTTTCCTAATTATTTTACTCAACCGACCAATTTGAGCAAAATAAAAGCACCTACCAAAAAGTAAGTGCTTCCTTTGTTTATTTAGTTTTGAATCCACTTAGTTAATATAAAACACAATGTATGAGTGATGCTTTCAATGCTTTTAAAGAATTTACATACCTCTTAGTTAATATAAAATAGTTTTTGATAACTTAAAATCTAGCTTTGCAGAGTTCTTTACATACCACTTAGTTAATATAAAATCTAATGGGTGAAACATTTAAATATGTTGGTTCTATGGGCTTTACATACCACATAGTTAATATAAAATGCTACAAGTATAAGTGCTATGTTGCTACCAGTTGCTATCTTTACATACCACATAGTTAATAATTTACATTCCATATAGTTAATATAAAACTTGTTGAAGTGTTTTGTAACTCTCAAAAATGAAAATAATTTACATTCCATATAGTTAATATAAAACGCAGCAGGATTATATGAAGCAGATGGTGGAGCATGGATTTACATTCCATATAGTTAATATAAAACGAGGTTTTTTAATGATATATTTTTACAGTGGAACTAAATTTACATTCCATATAGTTAATATAAAACGCTATTAAAAGAAAAAATGTGAACCGAGGTAGATACAATTTACATTCCATATAGTTAATATAAAACACACTTATCATCCCCTTACCTCTCATGAGGTTTTAAAATTTACATTCCATATAGTTAATATAAAACCCCAAAATAAATTGAGTATTTCCAATGCCTACACATATACAAATCTCTCAAATTTGCAGTGAACCATGAGTAGTGCAATTGATAACACTTATCATAAGTCCTCAATGCCTTATATTTCAACTGTTAAGCCTTAATTTCTTCAAAAAATCGAACACTGCAAAATTTCTATGACTTTATTATATCATAAAAATATTATTTTTGAATATCTGTACCAATTTGTGATATAATAAAAGCAAGAAGAACTACAATCTATTTTGCTGTAGAGTGGAGTTCATAATTTAGAAATTACTTAGTTTTATGGAATTTGATTTTTAAATCAAATTCCCAACCACTCTTAGTTGCCGCTTTGAGTGGTTTTTTACGCTTTCTAAATAGTTTGCTAGCTATATAAACTATTAAGCTAGCAGATAGACTTGCTAGTATGCCTTGTAAAAAATTATCCATGTATATTCACCTCCCTTCTTAACGTTGGGAGGATAATTTTTTGATACATGAACTCCACTCTATAAATTGTAGATTACATCTTCTTGCTAAAAATATTATAACATAAAATAATTACATATTTTACCTATATATTACATTTAACTTTCTATTTTAGTTTATTCTTCTTATTTACACGTATATAAGTACGTTTTATAATATAACTGTAAGGAGTTGATATAATGAAAAAAGATATATATGTATATCCTGCTATACTAAGCTATGATGAGGATGGTATCTCTGTAGAATTTCCTGATTTACCAGGTTGTTACACATGTGGAGATACAACAGAAGAAGCCTTGAAAATGGCAAAAGAAACTTTAGGATTACATTTGTATGGGATGGAAGAAGATGATGACATAATTCCAAATGCAACTACTATAGATAACTTAAATTTAGAGAAAAATCAAATACCAACTTTAATAGAGATATATATGCCAATTCATAGAAAAGCTATAGAAAATTACTCTGTTAAAAAGACTCTTACTATTCCTCAATGGCTTAACAGAGAAGCTGAGAAACACAAAGTTAATTTTTCTCAGATACTTCAAGAAGCTTTGAAAAATCATCTTAACATTCATTAGATATAATTAGAGCAGTTTAACTGCTCTTTTATATAAAACATATAAACTTATAAAGGGAGCGTACATATATGAATATCAAATCAGCTTTTATAAGAAAAAGAGGGGAAAAATTTCATGTATATGTGGAATATGTGGAAGAAGAAACTGGCAAAAAGAAACAAAAAAGTTATGGAAGTTATGAAAAGAAAAAGGATGCTGAAAAACATTTAATTGAAATAAAATCTACTATAAACAATAATAAGTTTATAACTCCAAACAAAATAACACTTGTAGAGAGATGTTATAAGTACATAATGGCAAATGAAAAAAATTGGTCTCCTTACACAACTGTAAATAGAAAATCTTGGGTTAATAATTATATAGAACCTTTTTTTAAAGATACAAAACTTATAGATATAAATCCTAGCTTACTTCAATTCTTTATAAATAAAAGTTTTAATAATTCTACTTCCTCAAGTGCAAAAGTCAGATATAATTTTCTATCTTCTGTTTTAAAAGAGGCTTATAGACTAAAAGAAATATCTGAAAATCCTTGTGATTTTGTAAAATTACCAGCTAAAAATGTTACATCTGAAATTGAAATATATAATAGGGAAGAAACACTATTGTTAATAGAAAAGTTAAATAATAGCATAATAGAAATGCCTATTTTATTAATGTTGCTTTTGGGTTTAAGAATCGGAGAAGTAGCTGGTCTAAGATGGTCTGATGTTGATTTAGATAATAGTGTAATAAATATTAATCAAATTCTTATATATGCAAACAGCAAGATAATTTTTAAAGAACCAAAAACAGAAAAATCAAAAAGAACCTTGTCAGTTCCAAAAGAATTAATTGAAAAATTAAAAATAGAAAAATTAAAACAAAACAAAATGAAATTACAAGGTACACTTATAAATGAAAATAACTTAGTATGTCTAAATACAAATTTTAATGCTTGGATACCAACCGCATTAAGTAAAACTTTTCATAACTTTATTAAAAGAAATAATTTAAGAAATATTAGAGTACATGATTTAAGACATACAAACGCAAGTTTGCTTTTGCTAGGAGGTACTAATATGAAAGTTGTTTCAGAAAGATTAGGTCATACAGATATAAAAATAACTATGAATAGGTACTCTCATGTTTTAGAGGAAATGGACAAAGAAGGCTTCTGA